AAGCACCGCTTAACGTTGCACCTGTAGCTACCGCATTAAGACCTGAAAAACCACTATAACCAGAAACACCAGAATAACCACTTATACCAGTATAACCTGAATAACCACTAATACCAGTAAAGCCAGAATAACCAGATGTACCGGTTCCTGCCGCACCCTGCGCGCCTGTAGAGCCTGAATACCCGCTATAACCAGAAGTTCCTGTACCGGTTGCGCCTTGTGCACCTGTAGAGCCTGAATACCCGCTATAACCAGAAGTTCCAGCTCCAGTTGAACCTTGTGGGCCTGTAAGACCTTGTGCGCCTATTGAACCAGAATAACCACTGTAACCGGATGTTCCTGTACCGGTCGCACCTTGTGCACCTGTAGAGCCTGAATACCCGCTGTAGCCAGATGTACCCGCTCCAGTTGAACCTTGCGGGCCTGTTGAACCAGAATACCCGCTGTAGCCAGATTTACCCGAATATCCGCTTATACCTGTATAACCAGAAGTACTAGAATAACCAGATAAACCACTATAACCGGATGTACCTGCACCTGTTGCACCTTGTGGTCCTGTTGCGCCGCTGTAACCTGAATATCCCGAACAACCTGAATAACCACTTATACCACTAAACCCTGACTCTCCGAAAGTATCAGCTATTGCGCTTAACTGATTAATAGCATAATTAACACTGTTAAAATTAGTGTTAATAGTTTCATTACTATTTTTTACTAAATCTGTAGGTAAAATTGGTATTATACCGCTATAACCAGAAAACCCGCTAACCGCTATAGCAAATTGGGAACTTATTTGTGCAACAGCATTGTTTAAACTTGTAAAGTTAGTATTAATAGTGACTAAACTATTACTAAGCGTGTCTGTATTATAAATGGGTGTGATATTAGCCATATACGGTTGTTATATTTATATTGTTAACCAGGTATACGTGTTGTCGTTCCAGGTAAATGTAGACTCTGCCCAATCAATCTCTGTAGGGTTCACTATTGCTACAAATATACCTTTATGGGCATATGGCAACTGTACCGGTGTACCGGTTTGATATGTATCTTTAGATAGAATTGAATAACCTGCAGGGTTTACTACTACCACATCTATATATGTATCACCTGCGCTTAAACTTGGTCCTTGATATGTTATTACTAATTTATTATTATTAATAATTTGATAATTTAATGCTGGTACTAAATTGTATAATGTCGGATAAAGTGCTGATAAAGACGGTATTGCTGAAAAAGCAGATAAAGTTACGTAATTGTTTGTTCCTATAAATGAATTAGGTACCGAACCACTTAAATAAACAGCATTAGTATAATCAAACATATCACCTAATAAGGTACAGGTACCAGAAAGTTGTATAGGTGTAATCCAACGGTCAGTAAAATTAACATATGGACGAGCGGAAACGGTTACAGTTTCATTATATGTTGTACCATTAAGCTGGTTTAATATATTGGATAGCGAACTATACTGTTCATCATTAGCTGGTACATTATCTGTTGCATAAAAATTACTATCAATTTTAAATATTCTACCAACCGGGCTTTGTGTCGACTTAAACAACCACCCTTTAATAGTAAAAGTGGTATCACAAGTAACTTGTGTGGGTTGATTGTTGTTCAAATCAAACGGGTATCCCATTTTTAGGTTACCATCCCAAAGTACTTCAGTTCTTATTTCTTGTCCAGGTAAAGCTTCATTAGTCCAGGAAATTATGAAATATGGATCACTCCACGGAACGAAATTACTTAAAATTTGATCCATATCCGTCTGAAAACGCGTTAAAATGCTAATATTAACGGTTATGTTGACTGGAACAGGTTGCAACGCTTTAACGCTCGCAGAATCGGTAGAATTAAGGTTATAATAGTGACTATCAAGTTTATTAAAGACTCTATTAACATCACGAGATATTGAACCTATACTAAAAGCTACCGCGGGAATCGTTATTGTTTGAGCTTTATTAACTAAATCATTTAAAGCTCTTTGTTTTGGAGAGTAAACATAGCGTACCGCTACAGCTGCACCCGGGTTGCGTTGATTATCGAATCGTTTAACTATTGCACCATCAAAGGCCTGCAAGAATTGCGCTAATAAATCCTTGATTTCCCAGTGGTAATTGTACAGCTCCATAGCTATACTTACATAAGTCTATCTAAAAAGTGTTTTGGTAATATGTCTCTATTTTCAGTTATTACCTTTTTAGCTAATCCATCGAGTATATACGTAACACTTTCATCTTCTTTAGTTCTTGTACAGCGGCCAGCAGCTTGGATTAACGTGATAAGCATTTTCATACGGTACCAATCCGGGTCTTTTTCAAGTAACAAGTCGATACGCTTATTTGCTTTAGACGGATATGGTAATTTTATGATAATTTGCCACTTTCCTAAGTCTCCTTTAAGATCTAACCCCATAGTCAGTGAAGGACTTACTAAAACCGTAGGGTCTGTACGTAAAATATGCTCTTTTACTATAGTTTCATTAGTAGTACCCTCTTCTCTATACAAATACCTCTTACCGTGTAGTTTATTTTGTACTTCTTGTGTAATATCAAATGAATGAGTATGTATAATTCCCTTCTCGTTGCCGTGGTGTTCAGCAATTTTAGCAGCTTCAGCAATAATTTTAGGTAAATTTTCCTTTTTAGTTTTAAAACTTAACGGGTATTTTGAGCCAAGATATATAGGGCTCTTCTTAGGATCAAAAGTTGATTGTAATTCAATGTATTTGTAATTAGTAATACCGAGATTTTTAGCAAAAATGTCTCGATCTACTATTGTTGCACTCATTAGCACTACAACTTCAGCAAAATCAAACAAACAGTGTGTAAGTTTATCAATTTTTAAGGGAGTTACAGTTACTCTTTCAGCGTCTTTCTCTACTACGTACTGTGCATCATCCCAGTGATTAATAGTGTGCACTACTGCTTCGTATAGATCTTTACGTTGCTGTTGTTTTATCAGCTCGGTTTTGTGTTTTTCATAACGAGGTCTATCAGAAAATTCACTTATAGCACTCTCTAAAGAAGTACATACATCAGATAACCAACCTAGTACTTTTTTGGGTACCTCTGAAGTGAGTTTATCTATAGAAACTCCCAAATAATCAAACTGTCTGTAGTTAATATTCGCAGAAAAGTTCTTTACTATTTCATCTTCTACTTCAGAAGCCTCGTCACAAACAATAATTTGACGTTTTTTGAGATGATCTGGTAAATTAAAAAAAGAAGCATAGTTAAGTACAGTGAATTTCTCTACTAGAGCTGAGTTTCTAGTTTCATAGTACGGGCAGATACAATCGTTCCAGCATCTTTTCTTGAGATTAGGAGATATAACACACGGTGCGTGATCAACCGTAAAGCTATCATCGACTTCGCATTGATAATTGGTTTTACCCTTAAAAATAACACCGTCTTTAAACAGTTTACTATACTGATCTTGTAGTGCTTTAGTGGTGGTTAATGCAAATAAACCGTGAGGTGCAAACCTACTAAAAGAACCTTCAAAATCTTTATCATAAGCCTGATATGTTTCAACTAATTTTGCATATTCTGGTTCAACTGCGTTAGTTGTATTAGCTAAAGTTTTACTAAAAAACGATTTTCCTGATCCTGTTGGAGCTTGTACTATAATAAATTTTGTACCAGAATTTATAGCTTCTTGTATCTGATTTAGCCCAGAAATTTGATGCTCTCGTGGTTCGCAGTTTTCAGGGAAATAGCTTAATATCGGGTTTTCTATCTTCATTAAATTAAAAGATAGAGTATACTGTACTCTTTATAAATTACAAGGCTATAATTGTTAAAACACTGTCGTAAAACCGACTATTTTTAACCTTTGTCACGCCTCTTAAAGCTATCAACAGTTCAAAGTCATTTTCTGCCAATGTATCCAGTCTATAATCAAACGTAATTCTGTTTAAATCTCCTTCTGCTGAATACGGAAACGGAATCTCAAAAGTTTCTTTCTTTTTTTCATTTATTACTACGAAAGAAAGGTAATTACCGGATAGTTTGTATAAAAGAAGCTTGCCGCTTTTATACGTTTTATGCTTAAAGTTAAAAGCTATATTTTTTTGTAGATAAGGCTTAATTAAACTGTCTATTTTTTCGGTCATATGTGCATAAACTCAACTTTTTGAGATTCTGGCATTTTTGAAAGAACATTGTTAAAATAATTCCAGAATTCTTCTGGGGGTGTGGTTTTTATTACACTCACTACCTCTACACTTTCTGCGGGTATTAACCTAAAATCCTGTAAAAAAATATCCCAGGTCATAACTAATCCTTTTTGCTCTGGACTGAATTTTAATCTACCAGGAGCACCGTGAAAATTTAAAGCTAACCTACCCGGTGTACTGTTGAGTAGGTTAGTATCGTTAGTTGCAAACATTCTACGAAATGGCATTCCAGGCAAAGGTCTACGTCTTGTAAATCTAAGTTCTACAGCGTGAGTGTTTAATATTTGAATTAACGTGCCTGGTGACATCCATATTACTTAGCAGGTACCGCTCTACCGAAAATGCGTTCTTCGTTAAGAAATACGATATTTTTTAAGCCGTTCATTTTTGCACATTTAATACCAAAATTACTTGGAAAAATAACGTGATCCCCGACTTTAGTTTTGCATCGAGGGCCGGCAATAATTACTTTAGCTACACGCCAAGCAGATTGCACCATATTGACGGGTACAAAAATACCGTCTCTCATAATTTGAGTATTATCTTCATTACAATCTGCAAATTGGCACATCATAATATCATCTAGTAGAGATTCTAGCCTCCAATCAGAAAGATTTAAATCAGAACCAAGATAATCGTCAAGCTTAACTAAGCCTTTTACATTATCTGTCTGTATATCCTCATTAGCTCTAAGCGCTGCTTTAGCATCTTCTGCAGAAACATTACGTGCTTTAAGGTCTTTTTCGATTTTATGTGTTAAGTCTTTCTTCATTTGGTAATTTTAAATTAAATTGCTCTATATACTGATTTACCTCTCTACTAGAGATTTCAAGGTTGTTTGCAATTTTTAAAACAACCTCATTACTTTTCTTTACCGTGTCTTTTTTAGTTTTCTTAATATAACTAATCCGTTTAAACTTGCAAGTCGGTATAATTGTATCTAATGCAACGAACCAATCGTTATTGTTCTCGAAACTCTTCCAATATCTATTGGTGGTGTCGTTAATAATTTGCGCTACTGGTGCAGAATACATAGAACACCAACGTTGAACAAGAAATGGTTGAAATTCCTTGCTCTCGTTGATGTTATTTGTATCAAAGCCTTTAGTTTTATAAAGGACTCTATTGATAGAATCAAACATTAAACAATTACTTTAGCAGTAGCAACAAAAATGTTATCTACCATTTGATAGAATTGTTGATGTACCTGTAATTGAAACTTCTCTGCATCAGCAGGTGAAAGATTAGTACTAAATGCAAAAGCAGGAGCCTTTCTACCAGCACTAATATTAATACCTGTATGTCCGATAGCTACGTTATCTTTAGAATATGTAATACTAACAGAAGCTTTACCTTTTTGTTGTACAATACCGCCTTGACTGTGTTCAGCGTGTACAATTAAGTCATCCCCTTTCATTTCGATAGGCTTTTTAATATAAGTGTGTAAAATATTAGCAATTGCTGTATTAAACAAGCGCTGAAAACATACAGCACCGAAAGGATCTAAGTTAGGTATTTCCCAGCAGAAATTAATCATAGAATCACTATAGATATAATCTTTCTCTAAGGAGTCTTCTAAGTCAATAAGATTTAGCGTAACTTCAACCGGAGCTACATAGCTAACAATATCAAATATTTTAG